TCCGCGACGGGCAAGGGGCCGGGGGATGGGGGGGGGCGTGGGGATGGCGCGCCTTGGTTGTTGCCTCTTTTTGTTCCCTTTTGATTTGTTTTTGTTTGCCATGTCATCAAACACTGGTATCGATATACACTGTGGTTGTATTGGATCCGGGACCACACCCAGACTGTTCATTATATAACCGTGGGAGCCGTGCAGTCGTTCGGCATTTTGTTTAGCACGTAAGTATTTACGCTTGTGTGCTAGAGCTAGACCATCTACTCTAGTCACTGAACCTGTCGGTATGTCTTGAATTGTTGCTGCTGTCCACCATGGGGTGGCGCTAACACAACACACACTTTCACCCAGCAAGCACTTAGCAACGTTTTGGTCCTGGCCTCGTTGAAGGTCCGTTATATAACCCAATGGTGGATTTACGTGACACGTGGCACGGCATGCCCAGCATGCTGGTTAGCGCAAGTAGGTGCGCTTGCCCTCCCGTCATCGCACGGGGTGACTAGGTCTCATAGGTTTGGCTACCGCGCCCAGGAACTGGACGGCTGGCTGCGACCGGTAATGCTCTTCCAGTAGCAACTGCCGTGCCGGGGAAATCCCCCAGGCTATGGCATAGGTAACTCGGGACATACATGTGGGTTCCGACACCACAGTGTCCATTCGCGCCGCAAGGATGTGGGCGCCGGTGTAATCACCAGCAAACGGGTCGCCCTTGGCGACCCGACCCACTCCACTGCCTAACTTTGGGTAGAGAACCCAGCCGAGGGGCAAATCCCCGGCTAGGCAAACTCCACAATCGGAATTAGCCTTGCGGTACGTATCAAACAACGTCTTCGTAGAACAATCGCGGATGGAGAGAAGATCCTTGTCCAGTCCTGCCGGTCCGCGATCCATGCGACAGCCCTCAGGTCCGGGCTTCGTTTGTATGGGGCGTGTTTGACAGAACTCTATTTGGTTGAACTCATAACAGGGTGGGTCAGATACGATGCTAAAGCCCTGACGGACGAACCAATGCTCGAGCGAAGTCTGCGCTCGAACAAGGTCACGCCGCTCCATTATTAAATAACAATCATCTCCGTTATTCATAAAGGAATAAGACCTCTGAGAGAAACCGCTTGCGCGCATGTAACGATACACGGCATGGCACATTAGGAGGCAATTGCCCATCCCAGTGTTCATGTCGCCAGACATGCGATTGCCGCGCACCCCATACTTAATCACTCCGTCAGGGCCATAAAAGGCACCACGATTGTCCAACTGCATCTTGAGTAAGCGGGCCAACTCAGGATCGTTGTTATAGAAGCGATTATATATGGAGTGCTCCCAGCGGAGAGCCTCGACGCTGACGTGCGGTCGAAGCGGCTGACATCTAGACCCAGTCCAACTGGGTCAGCAAATCTATGCCACTTATCGTACACGTGAGCG